AGGTCATGTACCACGAAGTCGGTGCAACTTCGTCTGTGAAACTTGTTTGCGACATATTGCGCACACCACTGGTGGGGTTCTCAGTAAAGGAGCGAGTACGAATTCCAATATAATCAGAAACTTGAGACAAAAATCCCAAGAGATTGAATCGTTTGGAAAGTGCTCGCAAGCTGAGAAAATATTCACCAGTAGTCTGCGCAGTGACGTCACGAGTAACGTGAGATGGAACCAATAAATTTTCATCCGCTGGCACTAAAACAGCACCAACGTCTGATTGAGCATAACGGCTTTGGAAGCCAGGAGCTAAATTTAGAGTTGGGCGAGATATCTGATAATCTTCTCCACCACTATGAGCGATGAAGAAAGTAACTTGAGGAGAAACAGTTGGAGGATTTGATAGATCGACTACAGAGTATATAGCCAAACATCCGGTTTTTGTATCTAAAGTAGTTGGATCAGGACCAGGATTTGAAGTGTTGTTAGTTCGTTTGTAGGTTTCGCGCCAATCTGTATTTGATATATAAGGAACAGAGACTCTAAAAGTAGTTCTTCCATTTTCGTCTTGTCTATCTTTCAAATTGCATATAACGTTGTAATTGGTATTTAACAAATCGCCTAGTTGATCAGGCGATGTTGAATCGATATCTGCTAAGTTAGTTTCCGGGAAGAAAACGACGGCAAATCTACCTTGATGATATGGGGTTTTCACTACCATAATATCATAGTTGATTGTACCACGCCATAATGTTCCCATCATACTAGCATAAGCAAAACTACCCATATACATTGTTTGTGAGGTTTCAGTATTTTGAGATTGATAAATTGACAAAGGAGACACTTCCCAGCTTGTTATTAATTTGCGGGCAGAGAATCTAGTAGAATCAGCAGTTTGGACATGGAAGAAATTTGGTCTTCCAAAGATATAAGATAGAGACATTTCATCCTTATTTTCAGGAATGAAGGATGACCCATCAATTCCATTATCCTGTAACAGGGCTAATGTAGTTGAATCGTCATTACCTTCAGAATGAATGATAGTAGAATTTGGTTTGATGACTCTAATTTGTTGAGGGTTGATTGTAATTGGTTTAGAAAGGCCAAAAGTTGCAGCAGTCTTTCCTATAGCACGAGAAACCCATGCTACAGTAGAAGCCACTTTTCCTATCACGGGAACGCCTGAAAGAACATCAGCAACCGTGGAAACGCCAGAAGCCAGTTTTGACACTGGTCCGCGTGCTTCCACTTCGCCGGTATCT